CCTGGATATGAATAATAAGGAACCGTTAAAAACGGTTCTACTGGATTTTACATCGCCAGTATAGATGTTTCGTATAAGCGGGCAGGGTTTTACCCCCCCCCATTACAATGCCCTTTACGGGTTTTAGATGCAATGGAAAAGGTTATTCCTACCCAAAGTTCAATCAAGAGCTACTTAACTACAAGACTTGGTAATATTCTTGACTCTTGTATTACCTTGGAACATAAGTTTTAGTGTCAGCCATCTTATAACATTGATCTTCATCTAAGTCCTATAGTTAGACGTTGTTTTAAAATTTCTTAAAGTATCTATACATAGGGTCTAATGGGTGAAGCGTAGCAAGAAGACCAGTCAATACTGAGTTATCCAAATCGATTACAGATATCTACTTGTCACTATAACAACCAGTTGTTGCTAACCTGGTAACCTAACGTTTCAACGTCAATCGTCCAGATTAGTCAATTAACCCAACCTTACTTAGGAATGTAAATTCAGTTTTTGAGTAATTTATCTCCTTTAGAACTTAGCCAGTACCATACATACCCTTCCTATCAACGGATGCATACGCGTCCGCCATAGCCTACTTATGCAAGTGGACAAACTCCTCTTCTATGAACTCCAATGTATCATCACCCGCTTGGAAACAATGGTAATGTTCTAAATATCCGTATTTCCTAGCCAGTGCATAATTCAACTAAACAATCCTATAAGTATTCCCCCAAGTGGTCCTACTAGGATGCCCACTAAAAACAGTACCTTTAACTTTCAAGGTGAATAAATTCAGAGATTTCGGGGTAAACATACCTTATGTATAACATTTAGGTAAAGTATAATGAATAGTCATTATATCTTACTACAACGCTCTTTTTATTATATTACAATAGGAATTACCAAGACCCAGTTTTGCCAACAGGAAATCAAGCTTGCTCAACACTTAACAATCAAACATCTTTATCAGATCACTTGATTAATGTGAATCATGAGCACTTCCATCACGACCCACTATTACGGGGTTTTAAAATGTGCGATAAACCCCATTTATATTATCCTCTAATTCTTCTGGAGTCAAACCAACTGCGTATGAACCAAATCTATATCGAACATCGCCTGGGTAACGTGGATTTACTTTATCAATATGCTTGCTCAACCGTAAAACATTGTGCATAACCCACCCCAATACACCCTTCACTTAAGGGGACGGGTTCATAATACATCGTGGTTTATAATTGTCTGATTACTTTATTTTTGGGTATTAACGTTCCATCCCCTTCATAACAGCGACCACTTTAGTATCCATGCGTCCCTACTATATAAAACTGTCATAACCTTTTCGGTACAAAGATTGTTTACGAGGAAGGACTGTTTTAAGATAATCGGAAAATGAGACTACACCTTCTGTAAATACAGCTCGTTATAAATCCCCCTCATCATAATTATACGAATGCTAGGCTATATCTTTTAAGTAACTAGGTTTTGGTTAAACTACTGCTGCAGTCTATCGGCAAAATACTGCCCACAGGAGTCCCATAGGGTGCTAACTAAGAAATTTTGGCAAAAATTACCTATCTGATTTAGCCCATTAACTCCTATACACCAAGGAATTAACCTTATATGGAAGGTCTAAAACTGAATCGTATATAGCCTTAAACGTATCTTTTGAATATGAAGCACTAACAATAACTGAACTTTAATCAGGACGAGCTGCCAATAAATCAGCTTTATGCTTATCCCCTAAGGGTAACCCTGAAGACTCACCTAGGACATTCAGTGCCAATAATTGTTTTGCGGTACAAAAACCACCAATCTTCCAGTCATCAAGATCAAAAGTAATTATATCAAGTGAAAATTCGGATTTTATTCGGTATATCAGCTAATAACCATTATAAATGATCGTAACAATAAATTTAAGGAACAATTGGTAGAATAAGGGATAGAGTTTAAGTACGAAAACAAAAACCAAAACAACTAGGCCGATAGCCATTAATAGGGTTTTCATAACCAAATCCTCTATACACCTTATAAATGTATATAAACCTAAAAGTACAAGGTCTGAATGTTTAATAACACCATAATTATCGAATACTACCAGCCCTGTGTACATTATGATACTCATCACAGCTAACATGGTCATCCATTTAGGTTTTACCATATAACAAATTAATGCCATTGCGACCCATGTTTTTGCTATATGAAGAAAACCATAAATAAAAATTGCCAAGAAGGTCAGAAACGCTGTGTAAGTATGTTTTGGAACCGCACCCACCTTCTTCTTGGGGAATACTTAACTCAATACAAGATCCTTAAACCAGAATAGGTAATGTTGATAATAAAATAATACGAAGGCCAACCACCCTTGATTCCTAGCAAAATCCTCAGCATGGGCCTATTACGTATCAATTACTATATTATCATACAAGACCTTAGCCTCGGAGTCACTTATAGATTGACGCAAACATGCCTTATGAAAATTACCGAACTATGAGATTGAAGGATCCTCACCATTGAGTATCTTTTGTGTCTACTCATTAGTCTTCAGCCAATCTTCCATGACATCCCTTGATTCCTACTAATAATTGGATGTTAATCGCAAGGGACGTGGTTTTATCAGTTACTTCAGTATAGTATCAGGTGTCAAACTAACCCGAGGTATAATAATATCCTCAGCAAACTGATTATCTGACATTGCAACGAAACTGACTTCGACCAAGCACTAACGAATATCTGCTCCTATATTAACTGACTTTAAAGTAGCATAATGGAATCCCTCTGATGAATAATTAACCATATCAAACGGCAGAAACAATAATGGATGTCGGTAAGGTTTGTCATTCCCCCTTGGATTGTTAGTGACCCAGCCTTTGGATACATGACAATACCCTTCTCCATCGAAATAACGGTAATTACCATCCTACTACTTGACGGTATTGAAGACCAAGTACGCACGATTGCTTGGGTTGCGTTTTAGGTGATTCTACACACCATCTCGAACACCAGGATAATAAATACAATCAACTAACAACAAATCACTATTTGACGGTCCTACCCAACCACCAGTACACAACTCGGTAGACATCTCCTCGATCTTATAATATGCATGTTACCGATGGTCAGTCCAATACTTCTTGTCACATTCCATGACAACAGGTCGAGAAACACCATATTAACCTTTGAACTTACTATCAGCCAAATACCTCGAGGTCTTATGCCACTTACCAGCGATTTCGTAGATATACTTACTATGTCGCATTTCAAACAACGCCTCAATCGTAAGCGCATCAGTGACTGTACGTAAAAATGGATGACCCTTCCAAAGACCTTAACCAGAACATTTAAAACTGTTCTAATCTTAGTCTAACCCGTAATACTATTTTACGAAAGCTTAACCTTTTGAGCCTAATGATAAATCGCAATAAACATGGACACGGCTATCGTAATATAAATGAGGTTTTTAACCTAAACGAGGCTAATCAATTACTGTGACTTCGGGGACCTCTATAATAGAGTATTAGTCTACTACCCACCGATCCTAATAAGAGTAAAATTTGGTATCGACCATATACTCATAAGTATTTGAATAGTACTATCCATCATACTTGATGTTATATTTAATATCAAAATGATTACATATTGCTCTAACACCATCCAAAGTCAAATGATATTACGTTTTTGCCCCATCCTTTTCAATTGCATCCACATAGATAGTTGGAATAGATAAGACCTCATTCTTAAACGGTAATAGGTCCACATCATAAGTAGAATAACTACTAACACCACTGGCTATGACATGAATGAAACGGTCAACATGCTTATTTAAGCGTATACAAGGGATATTAGAGTCCAAACACTATTCCCAATCAGTTTCGTTATCAACATATTTTACTGGAAAATGTAACAATACCTCCTTGACCTCTGGCAAACTTAGCTCTTTTGTATGAGTAATATTGAGTGCCTAACGCAAATTGCTCATTATCTGAGCACAGGTTATGGAATAACTAAGCCCCAGTTCAGTCACAATGCCGTTTGTAGCGTACACCTAACCCGCAAGATGAATCTCCCAATCTTTACCCTTGCGCCTAATACGAGGTAAACCCACCTGCCATGGGTGAGTTATCTTATAACCTAAATCACTAAAAAGGGCTGACCAACAATATAAAAAACAATCGACACCATCCGATGGAGGATATAAGATATAAGCATTTCCCTCCAAATAAGGGAATGGCACGTTAACTTATTCCATAGGAGATAAAAATCGAAGGTGAAATTCCTCCACCTGAGTTGTATTAGGTACTTTGTAATCCCTGAATGTCTTATCTAAAATAGAGGGCTGGCGCTAAACCTTGATACCTTCTGGTTACTATGGTTTCTTGATTGCGTAAGTCTTATTCTTCTAAAATGATTACTAAGAACCATTTTTCTTACTTACCTTACGACTCTACTTAGTATGAATTTTACCTGAAACCAACCCATCTGGACCACCAACATGGTGCTTTTTCATCTTGTTAGAAATTTAAACAATATCTAACTTAAGACCATTTTAACCATACAACTTTCCTTAACCCCAATCTGTTGTGGGGAGAACATCACAATTGTAAAAAGTGATATCATCATAGTCTTTCCTGGAGCTGAGGTACACATGATTTTTATACACAATAGTGAGCTAGTCAAAATAGGAAAGTTCCTCTACATTTTAGGTTAAATCATTTAACAACACCACATCTGAACGCTATAACAGAAACCCTACATTAGAAGTGTACTCTAAAACAGCTTAGCCCCCTTTCTCATCAGCGGGATCGTCGATGACAGTGAACCTCAACTCACTAGCCTTAGTACTTATTAGAAATCCAGCTGTTATAGCACACTTACCAGAATAAGGCATGCCCCAGACATGTCTCCCAAGGAATTTAGACAATGTCACGTTATAACTACAATGCCTGGTTATGTCTGCATTCCTGAAAACGCGAATCTCAGTCCCGTCGTAAGGACACTGAACTAAACTGTAGTCTGCCCACAGTGCCATATACATGACCTCGAAGTCCATAGGCAAAATTTTCCCGGCCGACAAACAATCCATAGCTAAGAACATAGGCGACTGGGCGGTGGAAACAAGTCCACCATTGGAAGCAACTGCTAAAGAGGAACCAGTTTTCAACCA